TTACCCAAGATATTCTGACGTAGTTCACATAATCTACAGGTAAAATTATGTTATTAGCATCATTTAGTTCTAATTCAACTACTCGGACTTGGTTTAAAAATCCTATTGAAAATTCGCGAATTGCCTGCTTTACTTGATAAACAACTTTTTGTCTTGGCACGTAACCAAGAAGCGTTTCGTCACCGGTGAAGTTTTGAAGAAAATTATTCACAAGGTCTTCTATGCCGATAAATTGGTAATTTCCGTGCAAATCATCGTTTTCGTAATATTGTTGGTCGGTTTGACTTAATGGCATCTCTTAAATTTTTATGGTTGATTTTGCATTTGCCAAGTATTCATTTCTTCTGAATTCGCTGCTTGAATCACTTCTACCTCACGAATTGACAGGCCAGCGTAAGACAATACCTTGGCTACAACTTTTTCAAATAAACTTTCATGAAGTTCGATGTTTTGTAAATCACTTGCGGAGCCGTTATATTGCGGATTGCCTTGAACAAGCACATAAGTCCACTTCGGCGCTTTGGGCGTTCTGATGTAGAAAAGCTCCGCATAATAACCGCTCGGAACAATTGGCGAAATCTCAAATCCAACTCCTTTACGAACATAGTAAGGAAATAATAAACTTGGCGCCGTCATTGGCGAATTCTTCAAAATATTCAAATCTCTTTTTTGAACCTCTTGAATGTCAATTTTTTTCTGAGTAGCAGTTTCTACTAATGATAAGTTTTCTGCTCTGTATAAATCATTACCCGTGTAAGTCCAAAGATTAGTTGCTCCGTCGTATGTAAAGTTTGATTCTGTAGTGTACTCGGCAAAAATGTCAATTTGTTCGCGTAAGTTTTTAGGAATATTTGCGTATTCAGTACCGGTCAACCTTTTGTTTTCTTTATTTAGAAATTGGTTGTATTGGTAGAATAAGTTCTCAAAAATATCCAATTGCGCTAATTGGCAAAACGAATTAAATTCGTCTACACCAAGATAGCCACGGTTGTTCTTCGCTAAAAGAAACATCACAACATTTCTAACCTGATTTACAGAAACCATAACTTGCTAATTTACATAGCAAAGATAGAAAAAAATGATAACAGTTTATTAATCGATACTATTTTTCTATTATTGTTGTACGGCTTTTTAAATAGATGTAATTTTGTTTTGTTATTAACGTGCCGAGTATTGCCGTTCGTTGTGGATTTAGAATTACAAATTTTCAAAAACAGACAAAAGATGAATAAAGAACAGAACTCTCAAATGACCACAGAAGCCCACAATGACGGCAATACTGTGTTAGCTGCTGGCTGGATTTCGATTGAAACTCAAATGCCACCACTAAACGAAAATGTACTTGTGTTTGACGATTTTCACAGGATGAATATTTGCAAACGTATGGATGAAGTTGGTTACAAGATTTGGAATACCGAAAGTATTATAATCGGCATAACACATTGGATGCAGTTGCCGTCTAAACCAGCTTGCAGCTAACTACTATATGTAAACATCATCTGCAAACACCAATAAAATCAATATATAAGCCTATGGAAATTCCTAAGTTCGTCGAAATGTACCGGAAAGATTTACAATAAAAAAAAGCGCCTCGATTGAAGCGCTTTTAATTTATAGTTAAACAGTATTAACTGATTGCGTTACGAAGAAATTCGTATGTTGTTCTTCCGTTTCCGGTTAAGAAATACTCACAAATAGCATCGTACTCGTCTTGGTTTCTTGATACTTCGCAAATCACTTCTCCTTTGTCGTTTAAGAATCGGTAGTTTTTGTAAGTAATCAATCCTCTGTCAACAGCGGTTTTTGCAATTCCTTTCATCTCTAAAACTGGGTCATTTGCCAATTTAAGGAAATTTGTCGGTTGTTTTTTAACCTCCAAGTAAACTGCTTTTTTAACCTCTGCCGGCTCCCAAGTTTCTTTGTAATCAGAACACAATAATCTCGCTACTGCGTCTAACTTAACAAAGCTGATACTTCTTGAAACCTCCATTGCTTTGAACAATAATTCTTCTTGCTCTAATGTAGTTTCTGCTTCTTTTGAAGGATTGTACTCCTCAAATAAAGTACCGCCCATTGCTTTGTTGCCCGGGTGAATAGCCAAGAACTTTTGCAATTTGATGTCTTGCTCATAAGTCTTTAGCATACCGTCTTTGAAGTGAACGTGTTCTACTCTTGCATCGCCCTTATGTTTGTCTTTGAAAAAAGACGTTTCGGTCAATGAATAAAATAAAGCGTGTACTTCTTTTGTTTCCGGATTGATGTACTGCAATGGACTACCGGCTTTATGCCTTGTTTGTAATCCGTGAGAAATTGGTTTGGTTCCATTGGTTAAAACGTAAATACGTTCTTTAGGAACAAAATTTCTTAATTCGGGAATATCGTCGGTATTTGTGTTTTTGATCTGAGTAATAACTTTCTCTTGTACCGGCTCAGGTTTTGAAGTGTTTTGAAGTTTTTCTTCAAGTTTTTTTTCTAACAACGCTTCTATTTCAGAAGGCGTCATAACGATTTTTGGTTCTTCAGTCGTTGTTTTTTCATCAACTTTTTGACTTTCTTTTGACTGATTTTCATTTTTTTGCTGTCCGGAATTATTGCTTCCGAATGGCTTCCAATTGGTGTTTCCCATTTTTATTCAATTTAAAGTTAGATTTTATTTAAAAAAAGGGCTTGAAATAAATCCAAGCCCTTTAACTTGTTTGTGATTTCTTCTAAGGATTACCCACGGAAAACCATCACGTTATTTCTTGCTGCTAAACACAAAGCTCTTTCTGTGATGAACTCTGTGATACGAGCGTCTTCAGCGTTGGTTCCGTTATCCCAATCTCTGATGGCCATTTTGTACTTACGGTTAGTAGCTTGGCTAGCACGATATTTCACGTGTAAGATAGGGTTAGTTGCTGTATTACCGGTCATAACGTCGTACACTTTTTTAGACCCCATAGGAATCATAATTCCGTGATACTTAGTTGCTCCGGTAGCAGAACCTTCAGTTGTAGGGTTGTCCAAGAATCTCCAAAGCGATTTTTTGAATTGGTAACCACCGTATTTGAAAGCTTCGAATCCTAATTTCAACATTTCTGCTTCATTAGAGAATTCTCCCCAAGATACACCGGTAACGTTTTCCGCTTTTAACATTCTGTCAATAACTCTACTTTGAGCAGATGTGATATACAAATAGTTTTCAGAAATACCACCTTGAGCGTTCATTCTATCGATGATTTCATCAAAATCGTCTAAGTCAGTTGCTTGGCCGGAGAAGATATTTCCTTCTTCAGCAGCGGAGAATAAACCTTGAGTACCTTGAACTCCGGCGCCAGCTAAGTCACCTTCCCAAAGTTTACCCATAATTAATTTGTTCTCGATAGCATTGTTGAAACGCATTTTGGTATCTTTCAAGTTTTTGAAATACCACAAGAAACCTTCACCGGTATCAACCCAAGTTCTTAACGCTAAGTTAGAGCCTGTTTCTTCAAGGAATTCTTTGATGATAATCGGTTTTTGAGTAAATTGTTGAACTTGAGAATTCAATCCTACTTCAAGACCGGTTGTTCCTTTTTGGAATTCGTTAGAGTCGGCATAAACGGTTAATCCGCTTGTTCCTGTCCATCCGGCAGCGTTACCACATAAAGCAGTAAAGGTGTTAGTTGTTACAGCGGTAATTTGTCCTTGACGTAAATCTGCACCATTGGCAGTTCTAACCACAATCGTTTCTCCAACACGGAAAGTGTGAGAGTTTGACGTAAACACGTTAGAAGAACGAGTAACTCCTTCTGCTAATTGTGTCAATCTTCCTTCTTCATTCCATTTGATTAAATCCGCTTGGAATGGAGATTCTTTACCTAATGCCTCAAGCATACCGGTAATGTTTTGTGTACCGAAACGGTCTACAATTTTTTCTTCTAACTCAGGAATGTACTGAGTAAGCAAGTTGTACTCGGAATCACTAATGTAATTCGTAGGAGTAGGGGTTTTTGTTGGTGTCGGGGTAAGTAATACGCCCGGAGAGACTTGTACGCTCATTGTTTCTAATTTTTAGGGTTGTGTTATTCTTTTTTTTGCTTTCACACAACTAGAGGAAAAATTAGTCTTTTACAACAGTCCAAGGTTTAGACGAATTACTAAGTGGAGTTTGAACCTGCTTCGTTCCCGGTAAAGGAATATTTTTAGATTCTCGCTCCTCTTTTTCGGCTTGCATTGCCATTCCTAAATTAATGAAATGCTCTGCCATTTTATCAGCGTTCATACCTAAGTACAACGCCTTATAGTAACCTTGTGGGTCTTTTAACTTTCCTGTTTCTTCAAAGAACTTTTTGTCAAAATTGCTTACGTCAGACAATAAGGTTTTTGCTTGTTGCACATCTTCGGGTTTTACTACAAACTCTTGGTCGCCTACTTTAAATTTGAAACCTTCAAATTTTTCAGAGAACAATTCATTTGTTTTTTGCTCGAAGTCTGACCTTAGCTGTTCGTGAACAGTTTGATTTTCTTCTAATTGTTTATTGTAATTATCCAAGAATTCTTTTGCTTTCTTGTAGTCTTCCGGAACAAACTCATCAGAACTTCTGCGAGTCATATACTGTTCTTTTTGACTTTCTAAAAGTTTTAAACCTTCTCGATAATCGGTTTTTAAGTTAATCTTCTTTTCCATAACGACATCTTCGTCGTCAAAGTCAGGGTCAAAACTATATTGTTTCTTGAACTTGAATTCGATTTCGTCTTCATCCAAGTCAGGATATTTCATTTTCAAAACTTGCTTAAGAACGTCTTCTTGAGGTTCTTGGCTCCAATCTTTTTGCGCTTGCATAAAATCTTGGTAACCTCTACCGGTTTCTTTTCGGAACTTTAGATAAGCCTCTGTTTCAGGGTCTAGCGCTTCTTGCTCTTTTGGTTTTAATTCGTCAAGAGTGTTTGCGTTTATTCCTTTTTCTTTTAAGAAGTTGATTACTGATTGCTCGTCAATTTGCGGAACGACATTTTTTTCTTCTACAACTTCAACGGTTTCAACCACTTCTTTTTCATCCTCAACAGTTTCTACTGTTTCTTCCGGCTTTTCTTCTTCCTCTTTCGGCGCTTCTTCAGTAACAGGAACAAATGGTTTTTCAACTTGATTTTCGTCTACAACATTCCATCTTACAACTTGTTCTTGCTCTTGAGTTTCAGCGTTTTCAGTCTTGCCTTGCAAGTCTTCCGCTGTTTCTTCGGTATTTTCTAATTCTGTGTTCATTGTATTTTGATTTAGATTTAAAATAGTAATTATACGCAAAGATAGAAAAAATCTATTACGCTTTGCAAATTCATATTATTTTTTTATAGTTCTTTGAAATTCAAAGTGAATTTATATATTTGTAGTGTCGTTTTAGAGGAGAGGTGGTTTCGACATTAAATAAAACTGCCTTTCTACGCGCAAAAAGTAGAATTTATTCGAACAACGAGGCGTCGTTACACGCCTACAATGCGAAAGCAAGAGATTTTGCGGTAAATAATGAGTAAATGGCGGTAGCATAGAACGTTTAAAAGTACGAAAACTTAAAAACCCGTAACTTAATTGCTACGGGTTTGTTTTTTTTATGGTCTCAAAGAAAACATTTCGTTTATTTCATCGTTTTGAGTGAAGTCAATTGGCGCACCGCCGTTTTCTTTTTTGTAGTTTTCCTTGCTTTGATTAGTGTATCTAAGATTCTCTCTTTCATCCTTACGGTTTTCCATTTCTTCTTGAATCTGCATTTTAACACCTGATTGTGCTTGGGCAACCATCAAATCTCCTTCGATTTTAATTTCCAATGTAGAACGGTCTTCTTGTCCTTTGACTTGCTCTTTTTGTATCAATCCGTCATTAACCAATTGTTGCTTGGCCATATCAAATTGACTAATCATTTGAGCCGTTTGCTGACGAGCTTGCTCTGCGCTTTGTGCAGCACGTATGTTCTCATCGGCTTGTAATTTGTACTCTTGGGCTTTTTGCTCTTGTTGTTTTTTCTGATACTTGTTGACCAAAATAGTCATATAAGACAACGCAAGTTTGAAGTTTTTAATATTCAAAACCTTGTATTTATCTTGAATGCTCATCATTCCTTTGTCAATTGCCAATGACATATCTTGCTCTAATTTCGCGCGTTCCTCATCGTCTAAATGTAAATCTAAGTAAATTGCGAAATCGTGCAAATGCAAATCTTTTACAGACTCCAAAGTCTTAACCGATGTAGAACCTATTTTTCTTGAGAAATCCTCTTTTAATTCGGTGAACTTTAATAAGTCGTGAATTCGATATGTAATAGCTAATGCAATTCTTTTTGTTATGTCAGAAGCCCCATCTAAAATATGACGAGTCGCAATATTTGAATTTAAAGAAGCAAGCTTTTGAACTCCTACTAAAGAATCTTTATCAGGTGTTGAGGCATCGGAAACTTTGTTTAATCCGATAACGTCACGCATCTGATCCATATACTGAGCTTTTTGAGCAGTAAGCGCTTGTAGTTTAGTTATAGAGTCTCCGGTTCTTAATTCAGTAATAGGCTTAGAATACATTGGGTCGCCACTTGCTCCAAAACTTCTAGTAAAAATACTACCGGTTTGCCAAAACATATCTACAACATTTTGAACGGTTAATTTAGAGCCGTTCCCTAAGTCTAATTCGGCAATTGCATCTACATCAATCATAAAACCGTCAGGTTGTATTTTCTGAATGATTTGAGCGCCTTTTAGTTCGAGTATGTTTAATTGGTCTTCTACTGGTATCATTCTAGCAACTGGCGAATCAATATAACCTCTTTCCATGTTAGGAGCAACACCTATGTATTGGTCAATTACCTTTTGTCTGTTAGATTTTGGTCTAACCATAGATTCGGCAACTTCCCATTTAAGCATTATGTCTGTTCCTAAAACATAAACTCCTTCCATTAAAACTTCTTCCTCTACGGTTGTTATTTTAATGTTTGGGTTTTTGTCTGGATTCCCTTTGTATTCCATTGGGATAATTCTTTTCTCTCCGGTGGCTTTGAGTTTTATCTTTCTTTGCTTTGGTCTTGTGGTTTTATATGTAAAATAAAGCAAATTGGCAACTCCTTTAATTCTGTCGTTGCTTGCAATTAAATTGTATTCCCACCATCCGTTTGCTGAATATTCAACTTGCGCTTTTATATCTGCGTTTTCCGGAAGATTAAGCCATTGGTAATCCGTATAAATTTGAGTTAGCGGAACCGTCTTAAATTCTCCATGGTAATAGCAATCTTCAAAATAAGGGTCGTCGGTATATGATTGCACTTTGTTTTCCGGATTTACATACTCGATTACAATTCCTTTGTCCGGAACAAAACGATGCTTAACCCAAGAAACTCCCAAAATAGTTAGGTCTTTTTTAACCATTCTGTCTATTTTGTCGTTGTACCGGTTGTCATTCATCACTTGCTCAATTGCCAATTCTTGAGAAAGCTCAATAGATTGCTTGTACTCAAGCTCCATATGCAAGTTTAATTCTTCGTCGGTCTCCGGAAGTTGTTCTAGGGGCATACTAGCCACATCTACACCTAATTTTTCTTTTGCTTGAACAATTATGTCTTTTGAAAGAACGTCGGTTTCAATCTGTTCTCTGTAAGCTACTCTTTCTTTGTGGCCAATCGGGTCAATTGAAGTAGCGCGAATAGAATAACCTCTGTCGGCCATTCCATTAACAACCACGTCAACTAATTTAGGGATAATACTAATCGGTTTAGTTGGAAGATTTAAGAACGACTTATCTCCGTCTGATTTGAATTGCTCTTTGTATTTGTCCATTGACTGCAATCCTTTTGCGTATAAACGTCTTTGTAAAAAGTCACGTCTTTGCAAATTGAATTGAGAAGACAAAAAGTTTCCGGTATTCATTCCGTAAAACCAATCGCTTTGTATTGACTGAGCCAATCTTAGCCCCCACTCTTTAGTTTTTTTTACTTCGAATGGCTCCAATTGACTTGGAAAACTAACCATTGGGCTTATATTGAAATTGCCGTTCTTACTATTATCCATTTGTCTGATAAATATTTACACAACAAAGATAGAAAAACTTTATATAAGTTGTAGAATTCATATTATTTTTCTATACTATTGAAATTTTACCTAATTTTGACATTATATTTTAATTCAAATGAAAAATTTATCGCAAGATTTAGAGATAGCTATTTCTAACGCTATTGAAACCCTTGGCTTTGCTGTTGACATAGATAAGGTTAGTTCTGAGAAATTAGAAGCCCTTATGAAATCAAAAGCAGATGGGTTTATTTACGCAAAAGGGCTTATTCTTGATTGGGAAAATTCACTTAATGCTCCAAGCGAAAAAAAATTATACAAATACGTTCAAGATTTAATACAAGCAGGAGAAAACTCAATTCTTGATTTAAGACAGGCTTTAAGAAAAAAAATCGACACGGACTTGGTTGATGTAGAAAAAATCGGAGTCAGTATTAAGGCTAAAAAAATAATCTACAATGCAATTACAGAATTAGATTCAGGACTCATTCAGTTAAAAATGCAGTTAGCATCAAACAAGATAGATTTGAAGCAACGTGAATTTAAAGTAGGTTATCCGGAGCGTTTTGCAAATCAAGAATTTTATCCGCAAAAAGACTATTATAAAGAGTGGTATGACGAAAAAGAAGACGCTATTATTTTAGACCCAAAAGGAACAAAAGGAGAAATAATAATACTAGACAATTTAAAGTTAATTCTTCCTAAACCACCAAAATCAAAAAAAGAGATACTTTTTAGCAATTTACCAAAAGAAGAACAGTATTGGAGAAGGATTGAGCCTCCTAAAGGACTTAGTCCAGAAACAGAAGATGCTTACGCTGACTACATTTTAGAAGAATATAAAAGAAGACGGGAGGGCGTATGGTTTATGAATAATGGAAAGCCAGAATGGCTTACCCCTGCTCATTACTGTGGTTTACAATGGAATAAAATGTTAGATACCGGAGGATATAAAGAATTTCGTTTAGCGCAAAGAAATCTTTATTATTTTGCTCTTGCATGTATAATAGACCCTAGATGTGTAGGGATGCTTTTTGTAAAAGGAAGAAGAACAGGTTTTACAGAGGTTATAATTGACCATTTTGAACATTTTTCTACATCCACCAAGAACGCATTGTTTGGGATGACATCTAAAACCGGAACAGATGCTCAAGAGGCTTTTTTAAAATATTCGTACGGACTTCAAAACCAACCTTTCTTTTTTATACCGGTAGTCAAAGGTAAAATTGATGACAGAAACAAAATGGAATTTGGAAAAGTTTCTGATTCTTCAAAAGTTGCAAAGAAGAAGAAAGACACCTCGACCGATGATTATTTAAACACAAAGGTTGATTGGATGAATACTACAACCCTTGCGTATGACTCAAAAAGATTATTCATGTATCTTGGAGATGAGGCAGGAAAATGGGAAAGACCAAATAATTATGAAGACCATTGGGCTAACATAAAACCTACAATGATTACAGGAGGTAAAGTAGTAGGTACTGCTTTTATCGGAAGTACATTAAACCCTCGACCAAAAGGAGGACAAGAGTTTATAAATATGTATTACGGCTCTGATGTTAAAAAAAGAAACGCCAACGGAAGAACGTCTACAGGCTTGTATTCTTATTTTTTACCAGCCCATTTAAACTATGAAGATTACACAGACAAATATGGCGTTTGTCATACAATAGTTCCGGAAGGCGAGTTTTTTTATAATTCAAGAGGAGTAAAAATGACTATAGGTTCATTGCAATATCTTGAAAACGAATTTAAGTCTGCGAAAAGCATGGGAGCAAAAAATCTAAACAACGCAAGAAGACTTGACCCAATAACTATTGACGATGCTTTTAGAGATGAAAGCAAAGGAAGTTTGTTTAACTTAGAAAAAATAAACGATCAAATATCTTATAATACAAATATTGAGATAGAAAATGAATTGGTAAGAGGGAACTTTCAATGGAAAGACGGAAAAAAAGACACTATTGTCGAATGGGTTCCTACTCCAAAAGGAAGGTTTTTAGTAGCTTGGCTTCCGCCTAAAGAAATGCAAAACAGGTGGGAGATGAGAAATAACGTATTTGGAGGACGAAGCAAAGCTCCTTTAAATGAAGACTTAGGTTGTTTTGGTGCAGATACTTATGACATTGACACTACGGCAGACTCAAAATTAGAAAACACAGATAGTGGCAGTGAGTGGTCAGGAGGTTCAAAAGGGGCGATTTCGGGAATAACAACTTTTACAATGAAAGACGCTCCTAGCAATTTTTTCTTTTTACAATACATAGCAAGACCTCAAACAGCAGAGATATTTTTTGAAGATACCCTTATGTGTTGTGTTTTTTACGGAATGCCTATTTTAATCGAATCAAATAAAGCCCGTATGCTTTATCATTTTCTTAACAGGGGTTACCGTAATTTCAGTCTCACCCGATTTGACAAGCCATCAAACAGGCTTAGTCCTACGGAAAAACTGCTAGGAGGGATTCCTTCTAATAGCCCTGATATTATACAAATGCACTGGACTGCTATTGAAGCTTATGTTGAAAAATATATTGGGTATTACGAGCAAGCGGATGACGTTATTCCTGTTAGAGAAGAAGGAGAAATAGGTTCTTGTCCATTTAACGCAATGCTAAGAGATTGGGCTAGTTTTAATGTGGCAAATAGAACAAAGTCGGATATTACCATTGCTTCCGGATACGCATTACTTGGAGTTAATCGTAAATCCTATAAATTCCAAACCGAAACTTCAAGCGAAATTAAATTTAAAATAAGAACTTATTAAAAAATATTACTATATTTGCATTAGTATTATCTGTGGTGGATTTAATACAATGAAAGATTTTTGATTTAAAACCTTTGTGAGTAAGAGCCACCACCTCTGAAAGCAAAGGTTTTTTATTTATGAAAACTAAAATATGCGGTAAATGCAAAGAAGAAAAAGACGTAAACTTTTTTTATTTGTGTTCTAAAAGCAAAAAACCAGTTAGTCCTTGCAAAAAATGCAAGTATATTAAATCTTTAGAAACAAAACCGTTATTGAAAATTGACAAAATAATAAACCTTGAAGGTGAAGATTGGATTGCTGTTAATAATTACGAAACAAGGTATCATATTTCAAATTTAGGAAGGTTGAAAAGCCTTAATTATAACCACACAAATCAAGAATGTTTATTAAAGCATAACATAGATAAAGATGGCTACTATACTTATGGGCTATTTGACGGAAAAAAACAAACTACATTTAAAGCACACAGATTGGTGGCTATTCATTTTATTCCAAACCCGCTAAATCTTCCTGAGGTAAATCATAAAAAAGGAATAAAAAGCGACAACAGAGCTTCTGAATTAGAGTGGTCTACAACAGCAGACAATATTCGTCATTCTTTGCAAACCGGTTTGAAAATAATGCCGAAAGGAGAAGAATCTTCATTATCTAAACTAACAGAAACTCAAGTTCTCGAAATTAGAAACATACATAAAAACAATCGTAAAGGATATGTTTTAACAGCTAAGCAATACAATGTTTCGGTTTCTTTAATTTCCGCAATAGTTAACAGAAAAATTTGGAAGCATTTGGAATAAAAAAAACCGACTCAATTACGAATCGGTTTTTCAAAAATAAAGCAGTTTTTTAAGCTACCAAAACATGAAGTTTGATGGCTGAGTTAAAAGCAGCAGTCCCGGCGTTTGTAACTTTAACTACGGCAGAACCACCGGCGATCGATGTAACTGTAGCCACAGCCAATCCATTACCTGAGTTTAAGCAAGTGATTTGGATGTTTGACGCAGTTGTAATTTTACTGTTTGTGAACGTAAAAGAAAACGAAGCGTCGGCAGCGTCAGTTAAAGCCACAGTAGTAATTACTGTGTTCAAGGTGTTGCTTTCTACGGCAGTTGTTTTTGAAGTTGCTTGGGTAACGGTTCCTTTGTCAGAAATCAAGTCACTTGTAGAAGCATTACTTGGCGCAGCAACTAAATTTGCCAATGCCAAAGAGAAAGTTTCAAAATCTGCATAAGCAGCGTCAGAAGAATCAACAAACGAAGTGTAAGGAAGTGGTGTTTTCCAAGGCACTTGTTGAGATACCGGAGAGTTTCCTACTAATGTAGTTTTAGGTCTTAAGAAAACAAGGCTTTGGGGATTAATCTCGATGTCATAATCTCCTTTCAAAAAGCTCTTGCTATCTACTTTAAATACGGTACTTGATACCGATTCTAATTTCAATGTTGCCATTTTGTTTAAGGTTTAAAGGGTTTATAAAGTGTAAAGGTAATTATTTTTAGTTTAGCTTGGCTACAATTCTTCTACTTTTCATCATAAATAATTTCTCTCCAAATATTTCAAATATGTATTTTGAGCCTTGCTTGAATGCTATTCTTGAGCCGGGAGCCACGCCTTTTGATTTTAAATCGTCATTTACATACTTGGCAAATCCAACATTTTCGCTTTCTATTTCTCCTAACCAAAAATCATTTTCTCTCATTGGCGAAACAAAAACATTGTCGTCGGTAGGAATAAATTCTCCGTCTCGCACAATCATATAAATCATATCTGACGAAATAGCAAACTTGTTTTCTGAAATATACCATTCCGATTGCAACGGTATTCCTTTGTGGTCAAAATTGATTCTGAATATATTGTGATTGACAATTGCCAAATCTCCTACTTTGACGTTTCCTTTGTAATTTAGAGGCAAAGACTCAATAACCGCAACTCTCGAAACATCAATTGCTTCTTCTATTGAATTGCAAATTATAAGTTCTACATCTCCGACTTTTTTTGTGTCGTTGTATTGCTTGCCTTGATACGGACTTACTACAAATTTAAACGCTGATTGCATAATTAATCAATTTCAAATTCAACAGTTGTGAACTCATTTTTTGGAACTCGCTTCCACAATTGAACTTCTCCACTGGTGTTTACATAAATCAAGAAATACTTTTCGGAATCTTCGATATTTTCAATCACAACCTCTTTTCTTATTTTGTTTACCGTAAGAGGGAAAATTCCACCTACTGAATACACAAATTGATTTTTAGGCTCTACGCCTATGCAAATTCTTCTGATTTTGTTTGGCAATGTCATATTTGATTTTTTTAAATTAAAATGTCTAGTGTGTGAGCGTACGCGGTTCCGGTTCCTGTTCCAACGCCCGAAGCGGTGAAATTTATCCCAACAGTATTTGCCGATGCGCCTATTGCGGTAAAGTCTGTTGTTCCAACGGTTAAAATTTGGTATTCAACGCCAATAACAAAGCTTCCGGCATTAATAGTTTTTCTGTTTACAAAAACATTTCCTTTTGCTAATCCTCCGGCAACTGCTAACGCTCTTGAGCCAAAAACCTGCAAACTTTCAGTTAGTTTGCCACCAAAAATATTTGACGAACTAATGGTATTGTTTGCTGTTAAATCAACTTCATCATAGTCAACACTACCGCTGTCAAATATACAATTGTAAGCAAATAAGTTTATCCATTTTGTATTTGGAGATTTTGCAATATCTACAACAGAAGAAAGAGTTGTTTTACAAGACTTCATATTTACCGTTGATTGGAGTGAAGTCTCGTTTTTTAGAAGCGTGTCTACATTTACAGAAAAAACAGAATCGGTTATAAGCAAAGTACACGGTATTGAAGCAGATTTACTCAAAGAGTACAAAACGTCTCTTGCGGTTTGGTTAGCAGCGCCTATCAAACAAAAACTTTTTCTCACTTCACCACCTATTGCATCAAAGCACTTTAAGTTTACGTTTACGTTTTGAACCGCGTTTCCGGAACTCATAAACACATTATCAAAAGTAAGCAAACTGTTTCCTCCTACTTTGTAAATTTGCTGAGTTAAAGCTGACAACGTAACGTCTTTAACATCAAAAACACCGGAAGAATCGTTTTTAAATGTGTTTGTAGTAACGTAATTTGATTCTAAAATTGTATAGTTAGTATTTGATGTGTCTACAACATTTTGAAGTATTGTACCGGTTCCGGAAATTCTTATCAACTTGACATCTGCAAAAGCGCCGTTGTTTATAGATGTCCCCTTGTTTCTAAAGCCATTCTTGTTTAAAATTAGCGAAGCACCTTGATTTACAATAATGCTTAAAACAGCAGATTGAGTAGTTGATAATGTATCGTAGTCACACAACCAAGTACCCGTGCCAGGGTTCGAAGTCACTTCTGTACCTTCTTCTAAAATTATCGTGGCTCCGTTAAGAACGAAATCACCGGTAAATGTATACCCTATTCCTTTTTGAATTATAATTTCAGAACCTTCAAACTCAGGGTTTTGTGCTGTTCCCTCTCCAATAAACGCATCGATAGCACCTTGTATTGTCTTGAAAGGTTTTGATGGGCTACCGGTTTCCGGAGCAGTTCCACCAATGTCATATCCGCTGTTTACATAGAATCTTGGCGTGTCTAAAACAACCGGATTGTTTATTTTTACAATATTATCTTCCAAGGTAATTGTAAAGTCAGAAGAATCAATCTTGTAGAATTCGTGAATTTTAGAAGTGGAATTTAAGCCTTTGTATATTGCTTGTCCCGTGGCTCCTAAATTTGCCCCTGCTTTACTTTCTATCACAATATCACCGGTAACAATAGAAACATCTAAGCCGGTTGATTTTATAGCGTAAAATTCTTGTTTACCGGTTAAAGAATTGAATCCTTTAAGAACATTTATTCCGGTTCCAAGTTTTGCAAATCCGGCAATCATTATAAAATCAGAATCGGAAATAGCCGGTTGCGCAATACCAATTGTCAAATCTTGAAGTTTCAGAACATACTTATCGCCATTTACAGAAAATATGACAACTTCATACTGAGCAATAATAAGCGCCGGAGTTAATTGATTTGCTACCGCTGCTGGAGAAGTTAATTCACCATTGTAATCGACCGGAGTTATTTTTAACGTTCCGCCAATTTCAGGCGAAAGACCCGCAAAAAGCAAGTTTTGTACTTCTTCAAGCGTAGTTGTTTTTGTAACTTTTCCGCTAGTACTTGCGTCCGTAATAGGAAAGTAGTCATT